CCCAACGGGTGACACACTCCACCCACCCCTACGCCAGGATGAGGACTTACCTGGAAGAAGACCTCAACTACCTCCTGGACAAAGACATTAAGTTCAGAGACTACCCCCTATCTTTCTCCCGGTGTTGCTTCGCCCTTGACCTCGATCCTGACGTCACCCGCGAGCGTATCCTTCAGCAGGTCTGGGCCGCGTCGGTCCGTGACGATTCTCGACTCCCCAGACGGCATAAAGAGGCGCAACACACCAAACGTGAGCGGAGGGCGGCATAATATGCTCAGACTCTCCGAAGCCGAATTTGAGGCGTTGTGTGCGAAACAAGGGCATTCTACAACGAAGCCCTCACCGCAGCCAATGCCCGCTCTTGACCACGTTCATACCCCGGCTGAGATCCTCGCTCTCCAACTCACCGAGGCCGGAATCTCATTCGGGACTGAGTTTCACTTCCATCCCAGGCGCGAGTGGAGAGCTGATCTCTGCCTCCCTGCATTCGATCCAGATCAAGGTATTGTCCCGAGAATTTTAGTCGAGGTTGAGGGAGGGGCATGGCTCAAGGGCGGAGGCCGTCATAACCGCGGCAAAGGATTCGAGGCTGACATGGAGAAATATGCCGAGGCCATCATGCTCGGCTATATTCTGTTGCGGGTAAGCCCTCGGCAGATTATGAGCTGTAAAGCGCTTGAATGGATTATCGGACTTCTTGCAGTTAAGGAGAAACCCAAATGACCCTCGAAATTCTACTCATCGCTGGCGCCGCCTTCATCGTGGGCCTCCTCACTGGCCTTCTCCTTGCCCGCCTGGAGGTCTATGCCTGCGCGAATGACGGGGAGCCGTTGCGCATCGGCACGAGACGATACAAAGTCGTGAGGACTATATGAACAAGGAGCAAGAGCGCCGTCGCTTCGAGCAATGGATCTCCCAGCCGCCCTACGAGAAATCTATCAGCCGGTGGGATACTGACCGCACCCACGTGTGGCCTGAACAGTACAAAAACTATGACGTGCAACTTGCGTGGGATGCGTGGCTAGAAGCCCTCCGGGAGAAGACTGACTGAGGGTTCATTTTTCTGGGCAGCGTTTTGCGGTATAGGTAACAGGGGATAAGCAAAGGGTAGGCAGTGCATGGCCAAGAGTGGCAGAACCTCAGAAAAGCAGGATCGGGTGATTCTGGCGTTACTTACCAAACGGACGGTAGAAGAGGCGGCAATAGCGGCACAGGTGGGCGCACGGACACTCTATCGCTGGTTGAGAGAAGATCAGCTATTCATTGCGGCCTATCGTGAAGCCCGTGCGTTTGCGGTCAGTCGCGCGGTAGGACGATTACAGCAAGTGAGCAGTGAAGCAGCTGAGACCCTCAAGGAGATTATGTCTGACGGAGACGCCGCAACACATTCGCGTGTTGCGGCTGCCGCACGGATTCTTGAGTTTGCCATCCGTGCAACCGAACTGGAAGAACTCAAGGCGCGCATTGTTGCTCTGGAGCAACATCACACACCGCCACTTGAAATAGAAGGAGAGGCGTCCATTGTTAGCACAGATTGAAGCTCGGCTGCTCCGCCTGGAAGCCAAGCACCCGAAGCCACTCCCTGACGTGCGGCTCCTCACTTCCCGTGCTGCCTCGTCGTGGATTCCCCGTGGCATTGAACGCCTGACGCCCAAACAAAGCGCCATCTTTCTTTCTCCTGCCCGCTTCCGTGTCGTGGTGGCCGGTCGTCGCTCCGGTAAGAGTTCACTCGCCGTGGCGGAAATGATCCGCCTCGCCCGGACGGGATATAACAAGCTGTGTTGGTACATCGCCCCGTCATATCGAATGGCGAAACAAACCGTATGGGCGGCGCTCAAGTCTGCGGTGCCGCCGCAGTGGATTCGGCACACGCATGAGACCGAACTTTCGCTCACACTGAGAGGCTACGAGTCCACGATTGCGTTACGCAGTGCGGACAACCCGGATGCGCTCCGTGGAGTGGGCTTGGACTTTGCCGTGCTCGATGAATACAGCACGATTGATCCGCTCACCTGGCAAGAAGTGATCCGGCCGGCACTCGCTGACAAGCAAGGCGAGGCGCTCATAATGGGCAGCCCGCGTGGCTATAACCATCTCTACGATATGTACACGCTGGCGCAAGAAACTGCGCATTGGGCCGCGTTCAAGTTTAGCACGGCTGAGGGCGGCCTCGTGGCGGAGGAGGAAATCGCGGCGGTTAAGGAGACGCTCGACCCCCGAACCTTCGCGCAAGAGTTCGAGGCCGATTTTACACAATCTGTGAACCGCGTGTTTCTGATGTTTCAGCGTGAGCACCATGTGAGAGCCGACCTGCAGGACACGGGTAGTGATCTCCTCATTGGCATCGACTTTAACGTGGCCCCGATGAGCGCGGTCATTTGCCAGAAGGCCGGGGATGAGTGTCACGTACTAGAAGAACTGAGCCTGTTTAACAGCAACACACAAGAACTCGCCGAAGTGCTGAAGAGCAAATATGCGGGACGGCGTATGATGATCTATCCAGACCCGACCGGCAACGCCCGCAAAACCTCTGCGCCGGTCGGGCAGACGGATTTTACCATTTTGCAGCAAGCCGGGTTGCGTGTCTGGGCGCCCCCGCATCCGTACCCGGTTGTGGATCGGGTGAACTGTACAAACGCTCTTCTTTGCAATGCGCACGGGAAACGCCGCCTCTTTATTCACCCGCGTTGTAAACGGCTCATTGAAGGATTGGAGCGGCTACCGTACAAAGAGGGCACGAGCATCCCGGATAAATCGCTAGGCCTCGATCATCACACCGATGCGCTCGGGTATCTCATTATGGCGGAGTTCCCGCTCTACGTTGCCGCTGGCAGAATTAAAGTTACTGGAGTGTGATATGCCTGTCACGACCGTCCATCCGCACTATGCCCTCTTCTCCCCGCTCTGGCAAACGACTCGTGATGTCACAGACGGTGAATTTGTCATCAAGCAAAAAGGCGAGACCTATCTGCATAAGCTCACCGGCATGGACTACGACGACTATGACGACTATCTCGATGGGGCGCGTTTCTACAATGCCACCGGGCGCACGATTCAGGGACTCTTGGGGATGGCGTTTCGGGTCTCACCGCAGATTGAAGTGCCGAGAGCTATGCAGGACTGGCTCGAAGACATCACCCTCTCCGGCGTGACGATTGAGGACTTTTTGAAAAAGGACGTAGAGGACAAGTTACAGACCGGGCGCTATGGCATTCGCATCGACATGCGCGAGGGCGGCAGCCGCCCCTATCTCGCGGAGTATAGCGCCGAGAATATTACGTACTGGCGGGAAGATGTGGTGGATGGCAAACGGGTGCCAACGATGGTCGTGCTCAAAGAAGTGGAATTTGAGCGGGGAGAAGATGAGTTCGAAGTGGAGAAGAAAGACGTGTATCACGTCCTTGACCTTGATGAATCGGGCTTCTGTCGGCTCCGCATCTTTCGGCAAGTCGGTACTAGCAACGAATGGCTGCCGACTGAAGAAGAACCACCGAACCGCAACGGCGAGCGGCTCCGCTTTATCCCCTTCGTGTTTGATGGCGGTGTCGATTGCACCAAGCCCCCGCTCACCGATCTTGTCTCCGCGAATCTCGGGCACTACAAAGTGACGGCGGACTATTACGACGCGATCAAGTTCACCAGTAAGCCGCAGCCCTGGATTGCCGGGCTCTCACAGACGGAGGACAAGTTTCGCATTGGCAGCCGCTACGCCTGGACGCTGCCGATGGGCGCAACGACTGGGTACCTCGAATATAGCGGCGCTGGCATTGCCGACATTCGCCAAGCCCTGATTGACGATGAAGCTCGCATGGCGCGGCTCGGAGCCTCGGTCATCGAGGAACCCAAGGAAGGCGTGGAGGCGGCTGAGACGGCGCGCATCAATCAATCCGGCAAAGTCTCGCTCTTGTCCACGATTACCAGCACGACCGGGCAAGCGATGACCAAAGCACTACGCATGATGGCGTGGTGGGGAAGAATGACGGATGATCTCGAAGACCCGAACATTGTGTGTGCAATGAACCAAGATTTCATCGAGGCCCGCATGAGCCCACAGGATCTTGTGTCCCTGGTGCAAGCGTGGCAAGCGCAAGGGATCTCACGCGACACGTACCTGTACAACGTGCAACGCGGCGGGTTGTTGCCAGAAGGCCGCACGATTGATCAGGAGAAAGCCTTAATTGACGCAGAGCCGCCGCCGATGCCACAAGGACCAGGAGAGAATCTTGACGAGGAAGAGGAGGCGACAGATACACAGGAGGCAGCCTAATGACGCCACAAGACCAAACCGAGCTGGAAGCCTATCTGGAGCACTGGGCCTTCATCTTTCATACCGCGTTTCAGTCCTTGCGCAAACGCAAATATCCCCGCGACGAATGCCTGCACTTTGCTGAGATGATGGGCACGCTCATTTTTTATGAATCGAAACTGCATGGGAACAAGCCCGAGGTGTCGTTGGGGGATCTGATGAAATTCATGACGCCGGGAGGGCGGGCGTAGTGGCGACGGCCAATGCGGAACTTGCCGACCGCACGCTGTCACATAGTGTGACTTTGGCGCGGCTCTCCGCTCACGAAGAGCAGGAAGTGCTCCGGCAATTACGCAAATTAGAGAATGATCTCATCACGCTCTTGGAGCGCGCACATGTGACCGCCTTTCGCAAAGATCGGTATCAGCGGTTGCTCACGCAAGCGCAGCAGATTATCCGCACCCACTATAGAACAATTCGTGATACTCAACAGGCGAAGATGGAAGAGGTTGCGGCGTTAGAAGGCTCGTGGACCGTGCGTGCGCTCAATGGGGCGATCTCTGAGCCGGTTGGTATCTATTTGAATTTGGCTTCCGTGCAATGGACCTCACAGCAAGTGAAGGCGATTGCGGGCAACGCGGTGATCGATGGTTCGCCGAGCGCCGCATGGTGGTCACGTCAGGCGAAGGATTTACAACAGAGGTTCGCTACCGAAGTGAAACAAGGATTGTTGCGGGGGACACCTACGGCAGAAATTGCCAGAACGATACGTGGATCAGCCGCCCTTAATTACTCGGATGGGCTGTTATCCCTTTCCCGAGCGCAAGCGGAAGCATTAGTGAGGTCAAGTATTAGTGCGGTTTCTACGGCTGCACGGATGGAGACAATACAAGCGAATGGCGATCTTGTGAAGGGATACCGTCAGCTTTCGGTCATGGACTCACGCACAACAATTATCTGTTTAGCCTATTCGGGGAAGCGCTGGTTGCTTGAT